CTTCGCTGCAAAGCCGATTGGTATCTTCCTCGGCTGCCAGTATTCCCAGTCTACGGGTCTGAAGTACACTTTGGATTCTCAGTATTGGCCCTCTGGTACGGCTTCTACGGATGCTATGGCATTTGTTTGTGAAGACCCCGATGCGATCTTTAAGATCACCATCACCAATGCTTCCGGCGTGCTGTACACTTCTAGTGGTGCTACGCAGTCTACCGTTGGTCTGAACATCGGTTATTACCAGCCTGCTACTTTGGTGAACACCGTTACTGGCAACAGTACGGTATCTGCTAACTTCGCTTCAGCAAATACCACCAACACTCTGCCACTGCGTGTTGTTGATCTGGTAAGGGACACCGCTCTGTCTGATGGTACGTACCAGCAAATCCTTGTTACGTTCAATGCTGGGTTCCATTTCTATCGTCAGACCACTGGCATCTAAGGAGTAATAATCAATGGCTGCTATTTCACGCGCACAACTACTTAAAGAACTGCTCCCCGGTCTGAACGCCCTGTTCGGCCTTGAGTATGATCGTTATGGCGAAGAATATAAGGAACTCTTTGAGACCGAAAGTTCTGAGCGTTCCTTTGAAGAAGAGCAGAAGCTGTCCGGTTTCGGCGCAGCTCCTGTAAAGAACGAAGGCTCCGCTATCGCATACGATAACGCTCAGGAAGCATGGTCTACCCGATACACCCACGAGACTATCGCTCTGGGCTTCTCCCTCACCGAAGAAGCTATTGAGGATAACCTGTACGACTCACTGTCTGCTCGTTACACCAAAGCGCTTGCTCGTGCGATGGCCTACACTAAGGAAATCAAAGGCGCATCCATTCTGAACAACGGCTTTAACGCGAACTACAAAGGTGGTGACGGTAAAGAACTGTTCAGTAACGCGCACCCGCTGACCTACGGTGCAACCATCTCCAACATCCCTTCTACCGCTGCTGACCTCAACGAAACCTCGCTTGAGAATGCAGTCATCCAGATTTCCCTCTGGACTGACGAACGCGGTCTGCTCATCGCAGCAAAGCCCAAGAAACTGATCCTACCTCCTGCATTGCAGTTCGTAGCTACTCGTTTGCTTGAAACTGAACTGCGTGTCGGCACCACCGATAACGATGTCAACGCTCTGAAGAACAACGGTGCAATTCCGGGTGGCTTCACGATCAACCACTTCCTGACCGATCCGAATGCTTGGTTCCTGACGACCGACGTTCCTAACGGCCTGAAGCACTTCGTTCGCGCTCCGCTGAAAACTTCAATGGACGCAGACTTCGATACCGGCAATGCTCGCTACAAGGCTCGTGAGCGTTATAGCTTCGGTTGGAGTGACTACCTCGGCGTATTCGGTTCTACCGGATCAAGCTGATAACAGCTTGAAAAGCAAAGGGTTGGGAGTTTCCCAGCCGAGCGAAGGGGCCATTCGGCCCCTTTTCTTTTTTCTGTTGACACTCCCCAATAATCTTAGTATAAGAGTGTTAAATTTGGCCTATTTTATAGATTTTACATGAGGGCAACATGGCAAAAACATTAGCCAGCCGAGGTGGAAAACGGTGCTTTGCTGAAGGGGAAAGCGTAAAAGCCACGGGAAGAACTAAGAAAACTTCTGGTAGGGGGCTTGGGCCTAGAGGCCGCGCTGTGTCTTTCAAACCCCTAGACGATGCTAAGAAAACTCCCGGCAAAGCCCTTGTGCCTAGGGGCAGGTACGATGTAACAACCACTGGCGATGCGAAGAAATCTCCCGGCAAAGCACTTGTACGCAGGGCTAGCTCCGATGTAACAACCACTGGCGATGCGAAGAAATCTCCCGGCAAAGCGCTTGTACCTAGGGGCAGGTACGGTGTAAGAACCACTGGCGATGCGGCGAAAGCTACAGGCAAAGACCTTGCACGCAGAGGTAGCTCTGATGTAGCCCGTCCGGGGCGTCCTAGCATAGATGTTGACCTCAGACGGACTCGGATAGGGCAGGAAAAAGTGATTGGCTCTGGGGCTGGAGAAAACATAGACCGCACCAAAATTTCTAGGCAGGCTCGTGCAACGTCGGAAAAGCCCGCTGGCTCTGGGGCGTCCCGTATAGGAAGAGCGGCATCTCGCACTCTTGGCGGGCTGGGGCTTATGGCCTACAGTTCTGATGTTGGGGCAGGGTCGGACAAGCCTCAATACTATCCGGGGGAAGGGCTGAAAGCAAAGGAAAAGGCTAAGGAGCGAGATACATCAAGCAATGATTACTCATCTCAGTTAAAAAAGTACAGAGATTCTGCGCCCGCCTCAGCATCTTCATCCCCAAAAGCTTCCGCCGCATCATCTTCATCTTCGTCTTCGTCTTCACCAGCAAAACCTACTGCCAGCACGCCTAGGAAGGCCGCTGAGAAACCCTCTGCGAGAGCCTCGGCATCTACTTCCACTAAGCCTGTACGCCGTCAGGTAAGTAGTAAGCGGGCTAGTGCCGCAGAAGATAAGTTCATGTCTGAGCTAAAAGCTTCTGCGAGCAAAATGAAGTCCGCTATTTCCGACATGGCAGAAAAAACAGGCAAAATGAAAGAGAAAACTACCGCTTTGTCTCGTAGCTTCAAAAAGGGCGGTTCTGTCAAAAGTTGTTGCGATGGTCGCGCTCAGCGCGGTCGCACAAAAGGGAAGATTAGGTGATTAGGGAAAGGGGCTTCGGCCCCTTTCTTTTTGTTGACATGTGCTAAAAACCCTAGTATAAGAGAGTTAAATCCGGGGATTTATTTTTTGCCTAATCGACTGCCCCGGCAGATTCGCACACAACGATAGGCGCAAGTGCAAGGATACAAATATGGCATTCGCTACATTCTCTGGCCCTGTTCGTTGCGGTACTGTTAAAGACGCTCCGGGTGTAAACACTGGCTGCATTGTTCTTTCTCAGACTGCCGCTCTTGGTCTTACTACCAGCACCCCGTTCATTCTTCCGGCTGGTGCACAGATTCTCAACTTCTACATCGACGTTACCACGACGTTCACCACTAGCGCTACGCTGGCTGTTGGCGATGGCACCACTGTTAATAAATACGTAACGGCAATCACCACCCCCGCTGCGGGTCGTCAGACCAACACTCCTACCGCTGCTCAGATTACTGCTATGTCCAATATCGGTACGACTGATGTGACGGTAACGGTGACTATGGCTGGCACGACTGCGACTGCAGGTGCAGGGTTCATCACTGTTGTATACGTACAGCATCTGTCTGATGGCGCACAGGTTCCTCCCTCTGCATAAGTAGGAGATAGCCATGCAAACTGATGTTTTATCAGCTAGCACTACGTCCACCGTCAATCTAGTAGCTACACGCTGCCGGGTCAAAGGGATTTGGATAAGCCACGGAGCCACCGCAGGTACGGCTGTTTTCTACGATTCAGCTTCTACGGGTACTTCGCTTACCAACATCACTTTGAACACCGCAGGTGTACTCAACGACGCATACATCCCCATACCGGGCGAAGGCGTTCTGTTTCAGAACGGCGTGTATGTAGTTTTAACCAACGTGGTGAGCGTCACTATTTTCTACGCCTGACGGTTATGACAGAGCCACAGATCATAGTTGATGCAGTAATCGCCCTAGTCGGGGCACTGTTTGGTTGGTTGTTCAAGATGGTCTGGGATGCCATTAAAGAGCTTCAAAGAGACATCAAAGAGACCAACCAGACGCTCCACGAAAGCTACGTAAGGAAAGACGACTACCGTGTTGAGATTGCCGAAATCAAAGGCATGTTCAACCGAATAATGGACAAGTTAGAAAGCAAGGTGGACAAATAATGACCCGCGCATCCCGTGGTATTTCCAACATCCAAGAACACGCCAGAGGCAACAAGATGAAGAAGAATATGATTAAGAACAAGGAAAGCGCTAAAGTCGCTATCAAAAAGAAGCGCCCAATGGCCCCCGGTATGGGGGATATGAGTGTAGGCTCCGCTCGCTCAGGCAACCTGAAAAACATTCCGGGTATGGGTGGTATGAAGGCGGGCATGAAGTCTGGTGGCTCCTGTAAAGGATATGCCAAAGGTGGCTCAGTTGACGGCGTAGCCCACAAAGGCAAGACCAAAGGCAAAATCTGCTAAGAGGTAGAGATGGCAAAGAAAGTAAACAAGCCAAGCGGCGGCCCTCCTACTAAGGTGTATGCCCCGCCTAGAGCTGGCGGCGGTGCCCCTACTAAGATGTTTGGCCCTAAAGGTGGTGGCCCTAAAGCTGGTGGTGGCGGTGGTGGCCCTAAGCCTGTCAAGCCGACTACGACCACTAAGCCTGTCAAGCCGACTACGACCACTAAGCCGGTTAAGCCGACTACGACCACTAAGCCTGTCAAGCCGACTACGACCACTAAGCCTGTCAAGCCTGTCAAGCCGACTACGACCACTAAGCCTGTCAAGCCTGTCAAGCCTGTCAAGCCGACTACGACCACTAAGCTGGTTAAGCCGACTACGACCACTAAGCCTGTCAAGCCTGTCAAGCCTGTCAAGCCTGTCAAGCCGACTACGACCACTAAGCCTGTCAAGCCTGTCAAGCCTGTCAAGCCGACTACGACCACTAAGCCTGTCAAGCCGACTACGACCACTAAGCCTGTCAAGCCTGTCAAGCCTGTCAAGCCGACTACGACCACTAAGCCTGTCAAGCCTGTCAAGCCTGTCAAGCCTGTCAAGCCGGTCAAGCCTGTCAAGCCTGAAAAGACATCAAAGCCTGTCAAGCCTGTCAAGCCTGTCAAGCCGACTACGACCACTAAGCCTGTCAAGCCTGTCAAGCCTGTCAAGCCTGTCAAGCCTGTCAAGCCTGTCAAGCCTGTCAAGCCTGTCAAGCCTGTCAAGCCTGTCAAGCCGGTCAAGCCGGTCAAGCCGGTCAAGCCTGTCAAGCCGACTACGACCACTAAGCCGGTAACGCCCGCTCCAGCTCCAGCTCCAGCTCCAGCTCCAGCTCCTGCGCCCGCTCCAGCTCCAGCTCCAGCTCCTGCGCCAGCTCCTAAGCCGGTAACGCCAGCTCCTGCGCCTACTACACCTGCTAAGCCGGTAACGCCAGCTCCTGCGCCTACTACACCTGCTAAGCCGGTAACGCCTCCTCCTGCTCCACAACCTCCGGTAGCTCCGCCTAAGCCGGTAACGCCAGCTCCTGCGCCAGCTCCTGCGCCAGCTCCTGCGCCAGCTCCTGCGCCAGCTCCTGCGCCAGCTCCTGCGCCAGCTCCTGCGCCAGCTCCTGCGCCAGCTCCGGCACCTACAGCGCTTCCACCGCCTCCTGCTGGAGTCAGAGGGATGCACGACTTCGGCGCTCGTCAGCTTCTGAAGAAAGGCGGTATCGCGGCACTGGGTGGCAACAAGGGAATGGAAAAAGGCAAAGGTGGTAAACCACGCGGTGTTGGCCTAGCCCAGAAGGGTTGGGGCAAAGGGAAGATGCGGTAATGGCTGGCGGTGGACAACCACAAGGACAGGCCCAACAACCCCCCGGCTATGCCGGGGGCGGGCCGCTAAACGCACCATTGCAGTTCGGTAAGCAAGTGAATCCTATGCCCCAGTTCAATACGCAATCGGGGTATAACAATTTCGCTTCGCCCAACTCGAACTTCATGCAGTACCCACAGCAAGGGCAACCCAACCAACCGAACCCTCCGGCGTTGAACAACAATGTGCCGCCTGTGCAAAACGTCGGCGGCCCGGATATTGGAGGGCCATACCCGCCTGTAGAAATGGGGTTTGACCAAAGCGGTAGCGATGGTGGCGTCGGCGGTCATCCTGCCGACCAAATGCAGAACCCACTACAACAGTGGGGGAAGCCACCCAGCATTAGTCAATACATGTCTCCACAAGGACTGCAAATTCAAGGCGATCCTAACGCAATGCTTGTGCGAAGACCTCAACAAAGGTAGCCGATAATGGCATCAGGAAGTATTGTTTCTTCTATCTCAAGAGTTGGGCGCTACGAGCCTTTCGACTTGCAGGTCTCTCGTGGGCAGATTACAGGGCACACAACGGTCTATAAGTTTGGGTACTCTACTGTAATTGACGGCACGTTATTCCCTGTTTGGAACATAGCGGCTAATCGCGTGTACCGAACTACCGCTGCAACGATGACTGTATCATCGAGTTCAGCCAACGACACATCACCTTCTGGTACAGGCGCACACATTGTTCTGATCGAAGGCTTGGATCAAAACTACAACCCTATCTCAGAGCAGGTCACGCTGGCAGGGCAAACAGCGGTAACTACGACTAAGACCTACCTGCGCGTAATAGGGATCACGGTTGTTGATAAGGGCGTAAATGGCGGCAACGTCGGCACGCTTTATGTAGGCACTGGTACTGTAACCACAGGCGTACCGGCTGTTGTGCACGAATTGGTTCCTCCCGGCTTCAACAAAGAAGCATCAGGAGTTTACACCGTTCCCGCAGGCTACACGGCTTATTTCAGAGTAGGCGGGTTATCAGGGCAGGATAATGGCGCTGGGTATGTTACGGGTCGATTGGTAATTAGCAACCAAGGTTCACCATTCATAACATCAGCCGTAACAGTGTTTGCCACAGGGCAGGTCAACTATGACTTTCCTTATCCTATTGCTATACCAGAGAAATCTGACATAGAAGCTAGGGCAATCACATCCAGTGGTACCAATACAATATCCTCTTATTTTGGTATGATCCTTATCAAGAACGATGGGCAAACCTAATGGCTAAAGCAATCTGGGACAAACCAAGACCGAAAGGGTTGGACAAACCAAAGAAACTAAGCTCGGCTAAGAAGACTGCGGCTAAGGCTATGGCTAAGAAAGCAGGGCGTCCGTATCCGAATCTCGTTGATAACATGAGAGCTGCGAGGAAGAAATAATGGCTAAGTCACCAGCATGGACTAGAGCAGAAGGTAAGAACCCGAAGGGTGGTCTCAACGCAAAGGGTCGCGCTAGCGCTAAAGCTCAGGGTATGAACCTGAA